GCCCCGCTGATCACGTCGCCGACCCTTGCCGCGTACTCGGTGCGCGCCCGGGCACCTGTCACCCGCTTGGCGGTGTCGTTGTACGCCTGACTGCGGATGGTGTACGGCGCGCGGTACTTGAAGCGGCCGGTCCTCACGTCATCAATCGCCTCGCTCATGCCGCGGGTCGTCTGCTCCTCCTCGTAAGCCGGCCTGATGAACGCCGCGACATTCTGCGCCAGCTTTGCTATCGCCTGAAATGCCTTCGCCCCGCCGTCGCCAAGATCGACAGACGGGTTTACCTCGGGATGAACCGACGATGGCCCATACCGCCTGATAGTGGTAGCTAAATTATTGAACCTGCGCGTTGCCATCAGCCGACGATCCTCAGTCCTGCGGAAATGCCGCCAGCAATCCCGCCGATTATGGCGGAATTGGCTTCCTGCATGAGAGCCCGAGCCTGCAGCCGGTGGATAGCCGCGCGGTTGCGGGCGTTCTCGCGGGTCATGTCGATATTGCGATCGGCCTGCCGCTTGGTCGCTTCGGATATGTTCATCGGCGTGCCGCTGCCAATGTCGAGGCCGTTGGCGAGCTGAATAACCTTCTGTTCGCTCGACAGCTCGGCGTATTCCTTGGCCAGGTCGCGCGCTTCGGCCGCGCCCTTGGCCTTTTCCTGTTCAGCCCTGACCAGTTCCATTTGCGCCTGCGTCTTGAGCGCCTTGGACTGCGCAATCCCGCCCGCTACCGAAGCCAACGCCGACACCACACCGAGAACCTTGGTGATAGTGAGCGCGCCAGTCGCCGCAGCCGCGCCTGCGCCTGCGCCGGCCGCGCCCCCTGCTGTTAGTGCTGCGAATAATGACGCCATGCGATCATCCCCTAATATCGTATATCATACGAAACCAGCCGCAGGTGAAAGGGCATTGGCTCCGTCTGAGTTATCTCCAACACCGGCTCCGTCTGCCATCGCCCGATCCCGGAGACGCGCTTGGCCCCCGTGAACAGCACCTCATCAAGCACCGGGTCCGTCACTTGGCCATCGTCGAAGCTGACCAGGGGCACCGCCTTGGCCGTGTCTCCGTTCATGCAGATAGCCACGTTTCCGGTGCGGATGAACTCCATATGAACGCGATAGATGCGCTGCCTTTGCATCGTCGGACTGTACTCAAATTTCCCCTTGAAACCGTGAAGGACGATCTTGGGTAGTTGCTTAAAGCCGATCTCGACCTCGAAATCCCAGCGCTCATCGCCGAGATCGGTGCCAGATCCGCTATAAGTGTAGTCCCCGAGGTAAATGCCGTCCCCATGCACCGCGACCGTTTCGCCGCTGAATAGCGGCGTTGTGCCGTCGCCGCTGAGATATTGCCTCCGAAGGTTCAGGTGAACGAGCGTGCCATCGGCAAGGCCGGTGCTGAATGTCACCGTCTTGGCGACAAGATCGACCGTGTAATCAGCGTCCGACACCCGCGACCAGTCGTCGGTCGCTGCCGCCCTGGTCCAAACCGCCACGTCCGCGTCATCGGCCGGGCTGGCGAATGTATAGGTAAATTCCGTCTGGGCCGCCGTTGCGGTGAAGTCGTCGTAATTCGAGTGTGTCAGCTTAAAGCTGCAGTCCGACATATAATCCGGGTCCAGAATTTCGTAGAAGTTCCACTCCACCCCCCCGACCGTGCGGGTTGCCACCGCCATCGCATCGCCCGCCTGCGTGGTTGAGAAGGCGACCGGCTTGCCCGTGGTTACGATACGCGAGAAGCCCGTGATCTGTTGAGCCCGGTCAATCACCACTGAGGCGGCCGGTATATCGGCCCCGGTGTCGTCGGTCCCGGTGTTGGCGATCAGAAGGGTGTTGGGCTCCTCGACGCTCTGCGCCCAACGCATCGCCATGGAGGAAGGGCTTGAAAAAAGGTGACGGGCGAGCGTTGTTATTGGCTCGGCCGTATATGACTGCTGCGCGTCGGTGAACAGGAACTCCCGCAGGTGTTGCCCATTTCGGTCGGCAAACAATGTGCCGCCCTGCACCATTACCGGCGTCGCATCGCCGCTTGTCCCGTGGCGCGTTGCCACCTTCAACGCGACATTATCGATCGTGATCGGTTCTTCCGGGATGAAAATCTCTGCGGAGCTTGTAAAAAACTGCAAGCTGCGCCCGGGGAATATGGCGTGAACAACGATCTGTTCATCGACGCTTGGCGTCAGTACCATTGGAGACCCCGCCACAGGCTCCTGATCCTCCCGAAAATCGAAATATGACCCGGCGCGCGAGGCCGCGATCACGTCAGGCCGCGCCTTGAAGCCCGCCATCCAGAACCGGCCTTGGTAAAAAGCACCGCACCTCGGATAGCCTCGGGTTGCGGACCACAGGTCATCGTGATCCGGCCGCCCATACTGCAAGCGCTCGATCTGGATCGTTCCAGAGCCTTTCGTGATGTTGAATATCAAGATCGGCCATGCTTTTTTTTCATCGGTCCCATCAAAGGCGACCAGAAGTTGCGCGTTCGCGCCGGTCCCGTCATGCACCGATACGGACACGGATGTGATCCCGTCGAGGCTCTCAATCGCCGTCTCCAGCGCGGATGCGTTGGTGGCCTCGTTTGTTGTCCATGTCACCTCGGAGGATATATCCCCGTTATACTCGATCACCATCTTGTCGCCGGAGGCGAGGCTGTCCGGGATCATGAGCTGCCATTCGTTCTCGCCGCCGGAAACCGTCCCCGTCTGGAATGCGAACTCCGGCACACTGAGGAACGTCATCTCGTTCCATCGCCAGTCCTCGTCGCTCTCCAGGCGCTGAATTTGCCACACCGGCTGATCCTGCTCGAACAATAACAGCGTATCGAGATAGGCCGTTCCCTTGGCCCCCGGCACCTGGGCGTTTGTGTGCGGGGCGTAGGCGGCCGCCACCCACGCACCCGCGCTGTCGAAAATGTCCACGTTTCCGGCCGTCAGAAACATGAAGTATTCATCGTCGGCCGAAGCGGTCAGGCGGAATTCCTGCACATTGCCGAGCGTGCCGGAGTTTGAATAACCGGCCTCGACGTAGAACTCGATCTCCGAGAACTCGATGGTGGCCGTGGATAAGTCTCCGCCGTTCGGAACGACCAAGCGGAAGAAGCTGGTTTGAGAACCGCCCGTGTAAAAGCCGATGTCGCTGTCCGGCGCGGCGGCAAAGCGGCGGTTATAGGCGGTCTCGCCGACTTCGAGCGTGCCGAAGCTGCCCCATGTTGAGCCGTTGTGAGATATTTGCAACTCGACCGTGGCGCTATCCGTCCCGGCTGGCAGGTCGATAAAGTGCAGCCCCTTGAAGTCAATGATCGACGTGCGTGTGACCGATGCCATCTGCACCCGCACCACCTCGTAATCTGTCGTGGTCGAGATCCCGGTTGTGGTTGTGAGTTTGGTGTCGGTGTCGCCGTCCGTGGCGTTTGCCACCGTGCCGCCGTTGGTGGCGGTGATGGTGGCGCCGGACAGGGAAACCGAACTTAAAGGGCCACGCTGCACCGCCTTGAATGCCATTCCGTCGCGCCGCCGCACTCCCCCATGCGGGAGCAGTGTGACGTTTTCCAAGCGCCGCGCTGCGTTATAAAAAAATGTCACATCGCCGCGCGCCCACAGCGCCGGATCGAACTCGCCCGCCGAAAATGTCGTCTGATCGTGGCGCGCAACCGGCATTAGTAGGAACCCCCGAACCTGGCCGCCGCCATTGGGTCGTCATCGTCGAGAAGCGAAACGGTCGGATCTCCCATGGCGTCGGCGGAGCGGGCCATGCCGTAGAGCCCGCCGCGCCCCCCATCGCTCGCGGTGCCGAATGCCTTTAACTGGTGCCATTCCTCCTTTGAGGCATTCTCGGTCACCGGCAAGGCCAGTGTCGCCGCCAGCGCCTCAATCACAAACGCCTGGAAATACCCGGGCCACAGGCTTTCCGGGACAAGATAGGTGTATTCTATCACGATGGTGGTGGCGTTGGTGAGCAGCCATTTCTGCTCGATTTCGTAGTCGAAGAACTTGGGCGCATGCACCGCCGTCGAATTATACACCGCGCGCGGCTTGCCGAGCCGTTCCGTCTGCAGCGACGGCAGAAGATAGGCGTAGGTCCACTCGTTTATCGGCGTTGCCGCCCCGTCGACTGACAGGGCTGCCCGCTTCGAGGCGAAGGACCAGTCGTGCATTCCAAGCAGCGCGCGGATCGTCGGCGCATAAAGCTGAGCGCACTTCTCCTCGGTGTCGGTCAGGTCGCTGCCGGTGATGGTGGTGATCGCCGGTTCGCCGAGCCGGGCGAGGGCCTGAGAGATCACGTCGATGTTACTGTCGGCCATCGGCTTCTCCTATGAAAAGGGCCGGGACCATGACAGCCCCGGCCCGCGCGCATCGTCACCGCACCCCTACGGCAGCCGACGAAACCCCGCTTACGCGCCCCAGAGCTCGATCAGGAACTTGCCGGCGGTGTAGGTGCCGTCCGTACCGGTCGCATCGCCCTGGACGAGATACAGGTACTCGTTCGCCGCCGGGTAGGCGGTCAGCCCGAAGGAGTTGCCATGCGCCCAATCCGCCGCCGGATCGAACAGGGCCGTCTCGGTCAGCGAGCCGATTGCCCCGTTCTCGACGCCGGTTCCCTCGGTCGCTGAGTACAGCGCAATGTTGGGGTCGCCGCCGGCCGGCAGTTCGAGGCAGGTCATGCGGCCATGGAAGATCGTGCCGCACTCCGCCGCGGTGATCTGGCCAATGTGACAAACCAGCGCAGTGTCGTTGACCCCGATGATGTCACCATCGGTATTCATCGAGTTGAGCCCCGTCAGGTCGATGAAGATCTCGGTCTTGAAGAACGCGCCGGAGCGCGCGACCGAACTCTTGCAGACCGTCCCGGTGCCGGTCGTGATCCCGGTTCCCGCGGGCGTGTTGAGCGCGCCGCCGGAGACGGTCACGACACCCGAGGAAATGGCCGACACGCTGAGAGTGACCGGCGGCCCGTCGCTGATCACGGCAAGGATGAGATCCCCGGCCGCGACCATGCCGGACACGTTGTTGAAGTAGCCCGAGCCCATGACGGTCGCCAGGGTGTCGGCGGTGGAGTAAGTCCAGATTTTCGGCGCATCGCCGGAACCGGAAAGGTTCTGGAAGGTCCTGAGTGAAAAAGCCATATCGGCCTCCTTGTGGTTGAAGGCGAGCCGGGATCACCGGCTCCGCCGATAGGGTTACGCGCCGTCCTCGTCGGTCGTGATTTCGACAATCCCGCCCGCGTCGATCGCCCCGGCATTGGCCTTGAACAGCATATTAGCCAGCCAAGATGTCTTGGTCGGGATGTAGTTGACTTCCATGCGCTCATCGACACCGATCGCCATGCCTATCGCGGATTTGGCATAGGCAAAGGACGTGCGGTCGCCGCTGGTAACGTCGAGCCCGCCCTCGGTGCGGTCTGCGATCCACTTGAACTTGAAGCCGACGAAGGTGTCGATCTCGCCGTTCACGAGGGCGCGCACCGTGTTGTAGTCGGCGCTCGTTGCCTCGGTCTCGCCAAGCAGGGCTTCGCGGCCGACATAGGAGCCGATATAGGTCAGGTCGTCCTCGGCAACGCCATTCGCCCCGAGCAGGCGGGAGGCGCGGCGCAGTTTGTCGACGTTCAGGTCGGTGTTGGCGCCGCCGATCGAACTGGCCACCGTGAGCGATGTCGATGCCGCTTCCAGTGCGTCGATGATCATCTGGTCGCCGCGCCGGCCGATCGCCTTGGCGATGGACGAAGCCAGTTCTGCCCGCTCGGAGATGTTGGTGGCCGCATCATCGAACACATCGGTGTATTCGGCCGCGTTCCAGTCCTCAAGGGTGATGGTCGCGTTGGTGTGCGCGAGGTTCATCGGCACGACATCGGTCTGCGGGACGCGCCGGGTAGCAACACCGGCCCCGAGCTTCGGAAAGCGGTGCGTCGAGCCGACAACGCCGGTTTTCACCCGGGCCGTATCGCGCAGCTTGGCAATGTCTTGATAGGCGTGCTTTACCTCAGCCGAGAAGGAGGCAATAGCCGCAGAATTGAGGGAGGTAGACATTTCGGTGTCCTCATTGGTTGATCATTTTCTGGAGATCGAGGGCCAAGAGGAGCGTCGGGCCTGTCGCTAAAGCCGGGTGCCGATGCCTCGTCGGGTCTGCATCTTGCGGCGCATTATGCCGACAAACACCAAACCTTGCAAGAAAAACCGCAGCCCGAAGGCTGCGGAGTTGGTAGGGAGGGAGTAGGACCGTAAGTGGTCCCCTCAATCATACGATATTTGTGCGAACAGAGGAAGCGCTTTCCGTGCCGAATGCGCGCTCAAGAGCCCTCTGCGCCTCGGCCAGCGCCACCTGCCGCTCCGGCCCGTCCGGCATTTTCGCGGCGCGCGAATAGGCGGCGTTTGCCTCCTCGCGGGTCACGGTTCCCTCGCCGCCGATCGCGGGCGGGATTGCCTTCTCGCCGAGGTAGCCGGTCATTATCCGGTGCATGATCTTGGTGGCCAGAGCCGTGCCGGCCATTACCTTGAACTCGGTCACCTCGGCCTCGTTGGTGAGGATGCCGTTGCCGGCCAGCTTGTCCCCCCACGCCTTCACCGTGTTTACCATGGTCTGCGCCTGGGCTGGGCCGACCTCCTTGGCCAGCGCCTCCATTTCGGTTTCGCGGCTGACCTCCTGCAACTGCTCGGTGCTGAGCCCGAACATCATCCCGGTCTCATTCGCGACGTTGCTCAGGCCCTTGCGCATGAATGCCTGGAATGCCTTATCCGGGATGCCGACCTCGTGCGCCGCCTTGCGGAAGCCATCGACAACCGGCTTGCTCTGCTCGCTGTTGATCTCAGCTGCGATCTTGTCGTCGTCGCCCTCGGGGTCGAAGGTGTAATCTTCCCACTTCTCCGGCACCGCCCCCTCAAGCGCGCCGTCTGCCCGGCCCTTCTTGGCCAGTTCGGTGCGCGCGCCCTGGTAGGCTTTCAGGACCTTGGCGAGCGTCCGGTCGGCGTCCTCGCCTTTCAGGTGGTCGGGGATGCCTTCCGGCGCCGCCCATTCGCCAGGCTCGACGCCATCGGTGCCGGTCTTGCCTTCATCTGCGAAGTCGAGGATCGACTGGCGAGTTTTGCCGCCATCAGCTCCACCGCCATCTCCACCATCCCCTCCATTGCCAGGGCCACCTGCCGCGTCGCCGCCTTGTCCTTGCGCGCCGCCATCACCTTCTCCGCCGTCAGTTCCGCCGCCATTGCCTTCTCCTTCCGGCGCCCATACAGGCGCGAATTTCAGCCATTCA